TTCAAGCATCTGACGGAAGAAATGCGCCGCACGCTACAGGATATTTCAAGATTGTCAGATCGAAATTCCCGAAAAGGCTTCTCGTTAAGCCTGTAACTTCCCCTACCATCCCCGACATCCCGTCGGGGTTTTCATATCTGGAGACAAAAATTTGAAACAGATCGCTTTCTACAGGCGTTCTGGAAGGCCCGGTGCCTTCCGTGGGTTAAAAGAACGCGTCACCTGGATGATTCAGTCTCGTGGTCGTCCTGTTACTGGCAGTGAAATAGCAGAGAAATTTGGTGTTTCACTTTGCGAGTTCAACAAGGTAGCTCGCGGCCTGACAAAGGGCAGTAAGGTTGTGAAAATAAAGGCTTCAGAACCATTCACCACAGACACCGGAATCGTTGATCGCTTTTTCTCCCTCGAATCAAATCCTCGTCGTGACACACCTCGCTCACGCAATGCCGTTCCTCCATTCAGTCGCAGAAGCCGTGAACACGCAGCAAAAAACTGTCGCGAGGAATACGTGCAAAAGGCCGAACGCCGTCGCCGACTGATTAAAGCAGGACTTTACATTGATGAGTTTGAAAACGCGCTATGACGAAAAAATACACCCTCATTTACGCAGATCCCCCCTGGACATTCCGCGACAAAGCAACCGATGGTCAACGCGGTGCAAGTTTTAAATATCCGGTCATGAGTCTTCTGGATATCTGCCGCCTCCCGGTATGGGAACTGGCAGCCGATAATTGCCTGTTGTCTATGTGGTGGGTGCCTACACAACCACTTGAAGCATTGAAGGTTGTAGAAGCGTGGGGCTTTCGTCTGGTGACGATGAAAGGATTAACCTGGAACAAATGCGGGAAAAGACAGACCGACAAGCTGGTCATGGGTATGGGTAGCACCACTCGCGCTAACAGCGAAGACTGCCTTTTTGCAGTGAAAGGAAATCTGCCCGAACGCATTAACGCCGGAATAATCCAGTCATTCACTGCACCGCGCCTTGATCACTCCCGCAAGCCGGATATGGCTCGAGAAAAGCTTGTGCAACTTCTTGGCGATGTTCCCCGGATAGAACTGTTCGCCCGCCACACCTCGCATGGATTTGATGTATGGGGTAACCAATGCGGCACACCATCCATTGAGATGGTTCCGGGTATTGTTAAATTTCTGGAGAAAACCAATGAGCGAAAAAACGACGTTGACAAAGGCATCACCAGTTGAATTAAGGCAGTGTCTGGAAATCGCAAATCAACTTGCCAGAAGTGGAATACGATTTGTTCCAATCCCGATTACAGCAGATGCAGAACTTCATCTGTTTGGTGAAATTCTTTCCCGAAAGCTGGATGAACTGGAAAAGCTGGTAGAAGAAGCTGACACCTCACTAACCGTATAACAGCCCCACCGACATTAAAATATCAGGAGAAAAAAATGAACGCAGTGCTCACAGAATTGAACAAATTAGGAAAAGCATCAGCCGAAAGTATTTCTAAAGGTCTCAATATTGATTTGAATGACGTTATTGACACTCTATGGAAGTTAAAAAACCAGGGGGTAGTAACTGTAAAAAATGGCATCTGGCAGGCAGTTGCAAGGGAAGTGGACAAAAAACCAAATATCGCCCCAGTGCAGCCAGTGCAGCACAACATTATAGGTGACCTGCTACGTAAATCACGGAAAGAAGCGCGCCGCGCCGGGCGGAAACAGAAACGATGGGAGGGTGCATGTAAGGCGTTGCAAGAACTGAATAAATACCGTGACTTGATCAACGAATTGTCAGAGTGAGCGAATCACAGAGAGAATATTTTGAGAAACAACCCGCGTACATTAATATTGTTTTTCCTTTCTCTAATGACGGGCGGTATCCTGTTATTCGCAGGAACAACATTATTTATTTTTGTTGCCCGGCTAACTGCGAGGATAATGACATGAAAATCACATTTGAAAGTTACGGTTTAACAGCAAGTGTGGTTATATCCAGCTCTATATTCGAAAGGCGCAAACATCAGCATATCGTTGATGCAGTGAAACTCAAAGCCCCGGAAGTTACCGTCACAACACATGGACTTTTCAGGATACGAACGACGTTGACTACAACACACCTCTCGGCATGCCGTGTTTATGATATGGCACTCAAGGAATACAACCAGTGTTCGTCCTGATCCAGCGCGGGCAGTCTTTCGTTGATGCCAACAACTATCCGGTAGAAATATGCAAGGTAACTCTGACTCAGGTGATCTACCGAAGGCTCGACGGCAGAACCAGAGCCACTTCAATTAGTGCATTTAATGAAGAATTTGAGCGAATCGAGCACAACGAACTGCATATGATTAAAGCGGAAATTGAGAAGGAAAAGCATATTGCCAGCCTTCGAAAAATGCGCCGTACATCAATCAACTGACAACCGCCTTCGGGCGGTTTTTTCTTACACATGCAGAGGCAACTTATGCGCGAGTTAGTAAACCAACATAACCATGGCATTCAGCCAGTCATCACACCTGTTGTACAGATAAATGCGAATGAATGGGTAACACTGGAGCTTTTAATGGCTGTAACAGGCCTGAGAAAAGGAACAATATTACGCGCCAGGGACAGTGCGTGGATGAACGGCAGAGAATATAAACAAATCGCCCCCGACGGAACGCCAAAGAAAAACAGCGAATGTCTCTATCACCTTCCTACCATCAACACTTGGATCAAAAACCAACCCTTACCATCTCAGGATGTTTAATTCTTGTCCATAAGAGTATAACCTGAGCGTGCTCTTGGACGCAGGAGGAACAATGGCGAATTCAGCCTATCCAGCCGGCGTTGAAAATCACGGAGGAAAACTCCGAATAACGTTTAAGTACAGGGGTAAACGAGTGCGCGAAAATCTTCGCGTGCCCGATACTCCGAAAAACAGAAAGATCGCTGGTGAGTTAAGGGCTTCTGTCTGCTTTGCAATCAGAACGGGAACGTTTGATTATGCCGAGCGATTCCCTGACTCACCTAACCTGAAGCTATTTGGCCTGGTAAAAAAAGATATCACCGTCGGTGAACTGGCACAGAAATGGCTTACTCTGAAAGCAATGGAAATCAGTAGTAACGCCTTAAATCGTTATCAATCAGTGATGAAAAATATGCTACCGAGGCTTGGTCCTGGCAGGCTGGCGTCATCGATTACAAAAGAAGATCTGCTGTTTATCAGGAAAGATTTACTGACCGGGGAAAAGGGAAGCAGGAAAACCAGCACGTCCCGAAAAGGAAGAACCGTACCCACAGTGAACTATTACATGACAACAACAGCCGGAATGTTCAGCTTTGCCGCCGAAAACGGGTATCTGGAGAAAAACCCGTTTAATTCAATAACACCGCTGAGGAAATCAAAACCAGTGCCGGATCCACTGACCAGAGATGAGTTTAGCCGTCTCATTGATGCCTGCCATCATCAACAGACCAAAAACCTCTGGACAGTGGCTGTTTTTACAGGGATGCGACACGGTGAAATTGCCGCACTTGCATGGGAGGATATCGACCTGAAAGCTGGCACGATAACAGTGCGACGAAATTTTACAAAAATAGGTGATTTTACGCTACCAAAGACCGACGCAGGCACTAACCGGGTTATACATCTTCTGGCACCAGCAATTGAAGCACTTAAAAACCAGGCGATGCTTACTCGTCTTAGCAGGCAGCATCAGATCACTGTTCAATTACGCGAGTACGGAAGAACAATTTTGCACGAGTGCACTTTTGTTTTCTGTCCGCAAATCGTTCGCAAGAATCACAAGGCTGGTATTAACTACGCGGTAAGCTCCATCGGAGCGACATGGGATTCAGCAATAAAAAGAGCGGGTATCCGATCCCGTAAAGCGTATCAGTCACGCCATACCTATGCGTGCTGGGCTTTATCTGCCGGAGCAAACCCGACATTTATTGCATCACAGATGGGGCACTCCAGCGCCAGCATGGTCTACAATGTTTATGGTGCATGGATGCCTGAGTGCAGCGTGACTCAAGTTGCCATGTTGAATAATGTCCTTAATGCCCGTGCCCCAGACGTGCCCCAAAGTGACCAGGAGGATGAAATAAAATTATATTTTTCAAAATGATAAACCATATCCTTAGACATGTTGAAAC